AAGCTGGTTCTTGCTTTGCCTGTCATGGTTTCCTAATAATAACCATTTTTTAGCCGATTTAGATACCCATAAGTTTAATAAATCATGCCAATAAGAATCATTGCCTATACAAATATCACCAAGATGAATAAATATATCTCCTGGAGAAACAACTGAAAAACCCCTTAAAATCTTATCCTCAAAACCCTCGGGTCTTCCAGAATATTCCATGAGTTTATCATGTCCAAAATGTGTGTCTGTCGTAATCCAATATTTCATATAATGCCTGTTTTCGCCACACGCCGGAAATCCGCATAACCGGCGCATGGCTTCCTATCAACCAGGGATTTGAGTTGATAGGATTTTGATTTATAGTTGCCTACATTCCTGGCAAATTATCTTGAATTTGAAGCGGTGCCATAGCCAAAAACATTATCTCGTTTGCAAGTATTATCAATTTGTCTTTTCGGTATACATCAAAAATCCCATCAGCTTTTTCAAGAAACTTTGCATTATATGCGTTTTCCCCTTTTATCATTGCCGTAATTGCAGCATGACCGATAAAATTTCCATCATGCATATCAATTTGTCCTATCGGTTGTGTGTCTGATATATCAAACAAATCTATAATACCTTCTGGATAATCATTGTGTTTTGACGGATATAAAATAATATTTTTTTTATCCTTACGGAAAACACGATACAGACCATCTTTATATTCTCCCTCAATATGTGCTTTTCTGCATGTTGCACCGTTTGTTGAGTAAACAAATGTTCTTTTAATAATTAAGCAAGTAACATATGGGCGTTGGTCAGCAGATTCTTTTAACAAAATTGCCGCACAAAATAAAAAGGCGCTCATGTCAGGATTTTTTTCATCCGTTAACTCTATCAACATTTCATCATTATTTTTCATTATATCCTCCTTGGCTTCCTGGCCGGGATGTTTTGCCAGGATTATTTTGCAAGATTTTCAAATCTTGCCTGTTTTGAGTGCCAAATCATTTCAATTTTTCGCGTTGGCCCTCCACGGTGTTTAGCTATATGCCATTGTGCATGTGTTTCGTCTTCAGCAGCTTGGGTATAAACATGCTTTCGATATCCAAGCAGAACAATGTCAGCTTTTTCCTCAAGCATGCCGGTATTTTTCAGGTCTGAAAGCCTTGGCTCTTTGTCTTCACGGTTTTCAACCTGTCTGTTTAGTTGGGCTAATAAAACTATCGGGATCCTCAACTCTTTTTTCAATCTTCCAAGTTCCTCAACAATTTCTGTGTTCGATTCAAACAGGCTTTTCCTGCTGTTTCCTTTTATTTCTGAAAGCTGGTCAATAAATATTATTTCAACTCCCATTTGTTTCATCTTCCGGGATCTTCTTTTAATTTCGGCAACTGATAAGCTCCCAGTATCATCCAATATTACCGGCCACTCTGATTTTTTACTCGCTGCTTCGGTCAGCAATTCCCATTCTTTCTGGTTTAATTCGTGTTCTTTTTTCAACGGGGGTGTTGAAAGCCGAATGCTATTTATTCCAGACATGGACGCAAACCACCTGTCATCGAGGTCTTCTTTGTCCATTTCAAGCTCAAAAACACCCGATTTTATTCTGAGTTTACCCATATTTTCTATCATGTTGCACATAAATGCCGTTTTACCGATCGCAGGTCTTGCCGCTATAATAATCAGTTTTGAACCTCTGAAGCCTCCGGTAAGGCTATCAAGATCATAATACCCGGTTTTTAATCCTGCCGTTGCCTTTTGATCTTTCAGGAGTTCATATCGGTCTATCGATTGGTTTGTGAGTTCACACATTGTTATAAACGATTCTTTAGATTCTGCTCCAAGTTCAAGTGTTTGATTCTGTAATGTGTTTATAATTTCTTCAACGGAGTGAATATTATCAAATATAGCCGCAGATGTGTTTTGGCATATTATCAGCGCAAGCCTTGCGGTATAGCAATCATTTATGATTTTAGCGGTGTTTTTTAGGTCTATTGGTATCGGTTCATCTGTTATCTTGTTTAATTCAATGGATATTCCTTCGATGTTTTTAAGGTCTGAATAAACACTTGTGATATCCGGTGTTATTCCTTTTTCGATTGATTTTAAGATGCTCCGAAATATTTTTTGATTTAATGTTTTGTAAAAAGCATCTGGTATTAAAAGCGTAGCGGCTTCTTTGGCAAGGTCTGGATATAACAAACAGCCTGATAATATGCTTTCTTCGGCTATTATGTTTTGAGGGGGCAGATTCAAGATAATTGTTCCTCAAGCGTTTTTTGATTTAGGTTTCTGACTTTATTTTCATCCTTGAACCACACTATTCTCATCTTTTGTTTCCAGTTTAAAACCGGGTTTCCTTTTGAATCAGTCCAATCGCCAGCTTTGTAATATTCAAAAGCCTTAATTGCAGAATCTTCTGTATATCCATTTTCAATAAAATATGATTTTACAGCTTCAATGGATGGTATTTTTTGTTTTACTTTTCGTTTTGGTTTTCTCGGTATTCCACATTCATCATTCATCATTCCACATTCATCATTCAAGGACTTTCTACACGTAGTTACGGAAAGTTTCACGTAATTACTGGAAGTTTCATGTAAACTCAACAAGTCACTGATTCCACTGTCATATTCATTTACGTGGGGTTTTTGGTGAACCAGGAAGGTGTCAACCTCAATAAATTCTCTTACCGGGTCACTTCCATCAACTTCCTTGCACCAAATAGTAATAAATCCGTAATTACTTAAACTTTCCAGTAATTCAGTTAAATTACACGAATCGTATGGCAAGATTTCGATTTTAAGTCTTTTGGGCCTATATTCTATAAATCCATTTTTATCGGCAGCGCACCACAAACCTATAAAAAGAAGTCTCGCCAATGGATCACATTCTGCTAAAAACTCATTCTTAAAAAAGGATGGTTTTATGTTTCTGGCTCTCATTGTTTGTCCCCTATCAAGTTCTCACATTGACTTAAAAGAGCCTCACAATTTTCTATTAGATATTTTCGCCAGGATGGGTGTCCCTTTTTATATCTTTTTATTAAAAATTTAACATAATCAAGCTTAACCCTTATTTTTCTGGCTGTTCTCTCGTCCATTTTTTCACCTCAACCACTAAAAAAGCCCTTGGATTTAATCAGGTAGGTAAGTACCCCTGGGCCGTTACCGGACCCAGAATCCAAGAGCTTTTTTAATTTTTGAAATAATTCCATATCTTACCTTTCGATATGGTTAGCATATCAAAAACACCGATCAAATGCAAAGGGTTTATGCTGGCATTTCTTTTAATAAGTCTGAAAGATTGTAAAAAACCGGGATACCAAGTTTCTTAGCTCGTTTTATTTCGGTCATAACGCCACCACTCATTGAAACAACATAAACAGCGTCCGAAACCTCAAGCCATGCCATTGATGCTTTTTTAAACTTATCGACATTATATTTAAAATCTGGGTTTTGATAAATGTGTTGCCTATCTGCCCAAGGAGAAAAAACGGCATATCCAAGATTAAATAGCTTGGAGCAAGCCTTTTCGCCCCTTCCGATGTTTATTAGAACATCTAAAACATTATCGCCTGAATATTTTCCGGCTACGTAGATTTTTTTCATTCAAACATCTCCATTTGTTCCTGTTGTTTCTCGAGTGCCGAAGCAACATTTTTTACTGCCTGGTTAAAATATGTCGGCTTTAATTCGGCCCCTATTCCCTTTCTGCCATTTATAACAGCGCCATATACCTCAGATCCAACACCCATGAACGGCGTCAATACAATTTCGTCGGGGTTCGACCACAAAATAACTGCACGCTCAATAACATCAAGCTGTAATGGATGAACGTGCTTTTCATCCTCCTCGTCCCTTGCTTCTTTGTATGGCATAACCCTATCAATTCTTATATCATCCCAGAAACAGGATGCATATTGACGCCAGATCCAATGACTATACCTATTTTCCGTCTGTTTTCCGGTCCATCCACGATATCGCAATAAATCATTAGGAACTTGACGTTCGCCGGCATAATTCATTAACCCTATCGGATGAGTAACCGGGATGGGGTTTCGTCCCTTTTTCCTAAAAGGTATCAAATAATCTGCTGAAGCGACATTGGTTTGGGTTGAGTCGTCTACTATTTGCTTGTGTGCAAGAGCCTTAGCCATAGTTCTGTTCCTCACCCTTAGAGGCTCTTTCCATATGCATATTCTCGGTGTGTACTCGAGACCATGTTTTTCATGAAGTCTGATGATGTCACCAGGAAAATCAATTGATCCACAAATATTAGCACCATTCTTCGGCACATCCATACAATGAACCGCCGAAATCCTACCGGGTATGGTGACTCTTGAAATTTCAGATATTATATATTCGTAATGATTTAAAAACTGTTTATAACTCGAGCAGTTCGAAACATCTTTCGGATTACTTGAATATTGATACAATCCGGCAAACGGTGGACTATAAATCGAAAGATGGATGCTTTCATCTTTTAGGGTTGATAAAATATCAACACAATCAGCGTTGTATATAGCATAGTTTTCATTAACAACTTGGTCTATTACAGCCATGCCGGTTTCTCCATTTCCATTTTAGGCTCAATATTGGATTTAATTTGTATTGAATCGTTCATGTGGGATATTAACTCAGAAAACATCTTGTCGGTCTGATCTGCTTTTCTTCGGAGATTGTTTAAAACCCTTTGTAGGGCGGGAGTAGTTACAATATCGGACTTAACATTATGTTTCTGACCAAACCGCCAAAATCTTCTTATTGTTTGATAATAGCTCTCCCATGAATGGCTAGGAAACGACACGCTATGATGGCAGTTTTGCCAATTCATGCCGAACTGAGCTATTTTTGCCTTTGTAACAAGTCTATCGATTTGACCCCTCGAGAACGCCATAAGCTTTTCCTCTTTTTCTTCATCCGGCTGTGATCCTTTTACCTGTACGGCACTATCAATAAGTTTTTCAAGTAAATCGCCCTCTGTATTCAATTGGCACCAAACTACTGAGCGTCCGTTTGCGTTTGCAAGTGAGGCCGCCTTTTCACATCGTTCATTGAGTGTCGTTCTTAGTTCCTCTTTTTCCTCCTTATTCCCAACGGCTTCCTCTATAAACATTTTACCATTTAACGGTTTCGTGTTTTTTATAACATGCTGTTCCTCAATCAATTCGGGAAGTTTGAACCCATCGTCGTTAAATCCAAGGTCTGATGGTTTTCTAATCGCTCTTGCCCAGGATGAAACCCATTTCCAGAAAGCCGTTTCTGCATGTTTTTTAAAATCCCACTTTGGGGCACCGCCACCGTGATTGGCCCATCGTCTGCCAAGATCGCTCGTATTTTGCTGATTTTTAAAAAACATATTAACCATATCCATAAAACCCATCTCACCGAGAGCCTCGCTTGAGGTGCCAAGCTCTATATAATCATTCGGTGCCGCTGTCGCTGTCGCCAATAATCTATACGGCATTTTTTTCATAAACTCTGTAACGTTGCGCTGAAGCACACCCTTAAAATGTTTAATACACCCGCTTTCGTCACAAGCAACACCGACAAAATCATCACGATTGAAATAATGTAACCTCTGATAATTAGTGACCATTATTTTGTCGGTGATTTTACCGTCCCTTGACACCCTACATGAAATTCCAAACTTTTCGGCCTCATCCTGAAATTGATACGATACGGCCAGGGGGGCAAGAATCAAAACCGGCTTATTGGTATGCTCGACTACGTTTTGCGCCCAGACAAGCTCCATTAGAGTTTTGCCAAGACCACAATCTGCGAACACGGACCCACGACCCTTTTTTACTGACCATCCGATGAGGAACTTCTGGAAATCGAAGGCTTTTTCCGGCATGAATGTTGGTTCAAATCCGTGAAAAAGAGTGCTCTGAGACTTACTATCGATAAACTCGTTATATGATTTCATCTGTCCTTTTTCCAAAGTTCATAGCTTGTATCTCGATATCCGCAAGAAACACACTCTAACCGCCGCCGGGTAGCGGGTATATGACTTGTCGTTATAAACTCATCGCATACCTTACGGATTGGTAAAGATGTAGCCCTGGAATCAATACATCGTGTTTTAGACTTGCATTTAGGGCAATTCATTTATCACCAATGGATTCAAAGAGAGTCGTTTTGTGTCCTCAAAACTGTGAGTTAATCCTCGTCTGGTAGTTCTATCTTGTTGTTTGAATCGGTGTTGTTAACCGATCGGGAAACGATCATTCTGTTATGTTTTCAGCAAAGAATTTACGAATGATATCCATTTGACTGGCAGACGGCTCTGACCTGTTCATAATCCAGTTCCAAATGGTTGCCGGTGTTACATTTACAAGATCTCCGATGTGCCTTGCCGTTACCCCGGTCTTAAACTTGATCCACTTGATTTCATCACCTATATTTTTAAATTGTTCCATTTCGATTCTCCTTTGATTGCATACTAAAATATAATTTTTTTTATGTCAAGCTTTTTTTTTGCTTGACAAAAGATTTTTACTATGTTTTACTAAGCCATAACCTAAACGGGGGGCATCGAATGGTAACTGTGCTATCCAAGATGATCTTGGCTCTGGCAACACATTCCGCAATTCAGCGGAACCCGGCCCTTGAAATTTAACCGGAGTTTCGGGGGCCGGGTAAAATGGCCCGATTTAATAATTATCAGGTCGCGGTGGCTTGATAATCAATGGTTAGCGTAAAGGAGGTATTTAAATGTGTGAGTGTTTAACCGACATTCCGAGAAAGTTTAAAGAGAAATACGCGGACGGATGGAAGGGTAAACAAATCCATTCCGCTAATTTTCCATGTGGCCTTAACTTTTCGACCGGAAAAACGATTTACAATTTGAATCTGATCGTTGAGGCCGTTGGGCAGAAAAAAGTCATAGAAGTCCCGGTAATCATGAAATACTGTCCTTTTTGCGGGGATTCTTTAGACGCTAACAAATCGCTTGACGAGGATGCCCAAAAAGCTGGGCACCCGTCAGCTTAACCGTTGGTGACTTAAGGACATATAACGAGATTGAGGAAACAATGAACGAATCCCAACACACAACAACATCACCACCAGAACAAAAGGTAAGTAAACTCAAGATCGAACTCATTGAGCTTAGACACCACCTAACAACCCTTGAGGATTTAGTTAATGGAATTGAGGCTATGACCGACCTCCCATCACTACAGGGCGATCATCGAACCACAAAAGCAATGGATGATGTTCTCGATGCGCTTGTCCATATTTCAGATGCTTATGTATGCTTAAACAGGGGTCTCGAACCCGCTATAGATGAGGTGTCATAGCCGTTCACTTTGCATGAACACGCAAAACAAATGAACATGGGAGAGGTGATATAATGACCACAGACCAAAAGGATTTAGTTCCAACAAACAATGTGAATCAGGTAATACAGCTCGCAATCACACAGGGCGCTGATATTGACCGACTTGAAAAACTTCTTGAACTTCAGGAAAGATATGAAGCCAACGAAGCAAAAAAAGCCTATCATAAAGCAATGGCGTCTTTCAAGGCCAACCCGCCCTCTATATTTAAAGACCGCCACGTTCGTTTTCAGACAGCTAAGGGAGTTACAGAGTATGACCATGCGACCCTTGCCAATGTGTGCCGTACAATCAACTCAGAGCTATCTAAGTATGGTTTATCGGCATCTTGGAAAACTTTTCAAGACGAACAGCTTGTTTCAGTGACTTGTTGCATTACTCACGAACTCGGGCATCAAGAACGCACAACCTTATCAGCCGGCAGGGATGAAAGCGGCGGTAAAAATGCAATTCAGGCTCTCGGGTCAACGGTATCTTATTTAGAAAGATACACACTCCTGTCTATCACAGGGCTTGCCACTGATGATATGGACAATGACGGTGGAGACATAAGGGAAACAATAACACCAGAACAGGTAGCAAACATTGAAGCCCTGATGCAAGAAGTCGGGGCCGATCTAAACAGGTTTCTTGAATATTACAAAATTGAAGACCTTGCTGATATTCCGGCTGAAAAGTATGAGCGGGTAATCAAAGACATTGAGAGAAAGAGACAATGATACTCCTCGATTGTCCTCAATATTCGGATGAATGGTGGCAAAGCAGGGTGGGTATTCCTACCAGCTCCAACTTTGATAAAATTGTAACCTCAACCGGTCAAAAATCAAAGTCATGGAGTACATTCGCTTATAAACTTGTCGGTGAGAAGCTGTCCGGAAAGTGTGAAGATTCTTATAGTTCGGCATGGATGGACCGGGGAAAAGAGTTGGAAGCCGAAGCCCGAAAAGCCTACGAATTTTACCAGGATAGAACTATTATTGAGGTCGGTGCTGTTTACCGAAACGAGAAAAGATTATGGTCATGCTCCCCCGATGGAATTGGTTTACCGACTCAGACCGACAAAACGAAGGGCGGGTTAGAGCTTAAATGCCCGAATCAGGGGACGCAATCCAAATACTTGCACAAAAAAGTCCTTCCGCTTGAATACCGCCCACAGGTTTACGGTTCACTCTGGATATGCGACGAGCTTGAGTGGTGGGATTTCTTTAGTTATCATCCTGACATGCCATATTTTTTAATTCGGGTTGACCGAAATGACGAAGGGTATAAAGTTTATTCCGAAGCACTTGATAAATTTATGCCCCAATTTATAAAAGATGTTGATAATATTATCAAGGATATAGGGAAATGAATATCAAGGTTGCAGATTTCGTGATTACAAGCGATTCAAATTGTTTTATACTCAACATTGAAAAGGAGTTCGGGGAAAAGAGCAAGAATGCCGGTGAAAAGTACCTTGATAGTCTTGGGTATTATGTTGAGTTCAGCCATGTTCTCAGGGCTATTCTTAAACATTCCCTGCTTCGCTCAGAAGCCCGCACACTATCCGATGTTCTTGACACAATAGAAACCACCAACGAACTAATTAATGGTGCCCTAAAACGCTATGAGACAGTTGAACATAGCATTGAAGACCAGAGTAGAACCGTTCAGCTTTTAAATGAAATATCCGAAAAGGTAGATTCGCTATGCAAGCCACACTAATTAAATCGCTTTCGGGACTATTGCCATGAAATCAGTGCTGAAATCAAATCAAGACAGAAAACTAAACCTAAACATGGTAGCCATTGAAGCCTATGTTGCAAGATGGAAACCGCACACTGAATTTAGGTTTGAACTCACGCGGATTGACAACACGAAAGCCACTGATCCGCAAAGAGGATATTATTTTTCAGCTATTCTACCGGCACTCTTGAGGGGTTGCGGTTATGATCCGGAAGAAGCTTTAATGGTACATCGCCAACTGAAAATATTATTTTTCCATGTTCAACCGGATGAGCATGGTATATATAGAGATAAGGACATTCCATCGGTATTCAGCCTTAAAAGTGGCGTAGGATCACAAAAAAGGGCTGAGTTTATGGATTGGGTTATCAGGAAAGCGGCGGAAAACGGGGAGTACGTGGAACCTTGTTGATAAAATATTGGGGTTTGCATAAAGTTACGACAAAGCTACGACAAAAACTATGACACTCGTAAAACAATACCTAAAGAATCCACCGATCCGGCTGAAGGGCAAAAAGCTTCGGAAATTACGGCGCGAATGCTTTGATCGGGCTGGTGGTAATTGTGAAGGATGTGGTGCTCCTGCTGTATGGGATGGTCCTATTTTCGCAAGAGGACATATGCACCACATTAAGCATAGATCCTTGGGGGGTGGGGATACCATAGATAATGTTGCATGGCTTTGTAACTATTGTCATTGTGAGGCCCATGGTTTGAAATGAATGTTCAATTTTCCAGATTCAATATTTAGCTCTTAATCATTAACCGTTTGCTATTTTTTGGTATAATTTAACTTTAACTTTTATGATATTGCAAAAATTTTTTCAATATCGTTTGTTATGCTTTGAGGTAGAAATGGAAGATATTGATATTTTAAAAATAGCTATTGAGCGACTGTCAGAAAATTTCAACAAATTCATTGGAGCTTGTCTTGATGAAAATGGAAACGCTAAAACCCCAACTCGTCAGGATATAATGAGCGCCAGGGGTTGCTTACCGCACCGGTGCAGTTTAGCTTTAACAAGACAGCATAACCCGTAAATCCACGGGAACCAAACCGACGATCCCGTGATTACCATGTTCTTGAGCCTTGGAGGTTCTAATGGTCTATTGTAACAATAAAAGTTGTGCCAATTTGGAGGAGTTTCTAGAAAAACAAGGCGGCATTTGTGGTCTCGGCCGTCTTCACATTAGTGGTATAGGATCTTGTTTGGATTTCGTATCCAAGTCGGCTCAAGAACAAAACGTTCAAGCCGACAGGCAAAAATCTTCGGTTTTTTGTTTAAACAAAACATGTGCCTGTACCAATCCATCAACGCAATGCAGTAAGTATCTGCCTGCGTCTTAACTTATATGTTATAAAGGAGGCTTCAAATGAAAAAAATAGTAGTGGAATTGCAAGCCGGTTCTGATGGCCTTTGGGTTCATATCCCCAAATTAGCTAATGGTAAACAATATTGCTTGGGTATCCCAACAGACTCAAAACTCGCCTCAGAAGTTTGGCAAAACCTTTATAACACCCCATTCAACGGCGACCACGGCCACGGGTATCTATGTATTGTGTGTGGGCATGAACCGTGTGTGTGCCATTGCAAATAATCATTTGGCCGTGGCGTGTTAGCGCCACGTTATGTGCATGGTGGAAAAGGTAGACACAGAAAATCAGTTAAGGCGTTCTCCCGTGACCGGTTCCATGCTTTGCGTGGTTCTATCTGATATCGACCCGTTCCGAGGAGGTGGGCGGGTCATGTATGGTGCAAATCCGTACTGCACATAACCCGCTATTGCACTTGAACAAAAAAGCGGGGCGCTTTTAACAATTTGAACTGTCTGTTCGCTTTTTTGTCAAGTGAACAGCACGTTATGCGCTTATTTAAGGCTCGAAAGGGGGTGATGCTCGGTGAGGATTTTAGCTCTAAAGGTGCTCCTAAGTCTGGTAGACCTATGGTTACTATTAAAGGTGTTAAATTTCCAGTTGAAGGGTTATAGCCGGGGGGCGCGCATCCGGCAATCAACGCAACGCGCATAACACCCGGTAGAGCAGACCGCAGCCACCGGGCGGATGTAAAAATTTAAACTTGTGAGATGTGGCTGCGGCGTCTCACCTAATTGTTGTTGAGCTTGGAGGTAAAATGCCAACAGGAGATTTTCAAGAAACAGTTTGTTCTGTAGGGCCGCCCTGTAATTATGTCCGTATAGGGTATCCTTACACATGCGGCTACTCAGGGTCGTGTTGTCACCAGCGCCCGTGCAAGAATCACGGCGCTCAACAACCATCCATTCAAGTCGGACAGGCGAACACATGGCAAATTTGCCCTGATTGTGGCGTTGAACTTGGCCAGCATAAAATCAACTGCGTCAGGTATAAATCGCCTGCCGCTTAACGCATTGTTATGCCAAGGAGGTACTTATGAATCATCTATATCAATCACCAGATGGGGTAATCCACAAATGTGAAGGAGGCCAAATTGCCGTTGGTGATCCATCAACTTATGTGGTTTGGACGAAATGCAATAAAGATGTGCCAGCAAACAAATCTTTCAAAAGTGAAGAAGTCGCTACCTGCATGGAATGTTTGCAGGCATAACAATCAAATCCACCAGAAAAACAGGGCCGGTCTTTGGTGGTAATTTTGATTGCCTGTTCGCCATGTTTTCAGGTGATTAAACCGTTAGAAATGATCGAGGTAGTCAACGAGCATGTTTTTTGATTTTAGCCATAGCAACACCTCAATGAGCCGCAACGGGGCGGCGGTGATGCGCTGTTCCTCGCGTTCCCATTTCAGCCATAGGTTGCGATGCACACCCATTGTGGAGGCCATTTGGGTTTGGTTGAGGCCCAGATATTCACGGGCCTCTTTGGGGTTTTTAGACTTCATAAAATTTCTAATCTTCCGGAATTGTTACGTATCTTTTAAGGTTTTCGCTCCAATACATTTTAGATTTGATTTTGTCAGCATGTTTTTTCGCAGAAGCAGCGTCTTCGGTTTTCCCATATTTTGCGTAAGCCCTTGCCGCTCTCTCGTGAAAGTTGAGCATTCCGTTTTTTTGAGAGTCTGTCATTTGCATTTTTTACCCCTTTCGTTGTTGTTTGATTCCATCATGTACCTAATAGGTGCGTTTGTCAAGGGAAAAATGCAAGTTTTTTTAAAAAAATTGAAAATATTTCTAACAATTTTTTGTACCGGACCCGAACTACCGGGCAGGTAAAAACCGTGTTAGGCATATGCAGGAAGTAGCAATACTGTTCGTTATGAAAGACAGCATATATAAAAACATGCCGGGGTGCGACTGTTACGATGTGGAAAGAAACGCCTTGAATTATTCTGGTAGTTTCCCGGTTGTTGCCCATCCACCATGTCAGTTATGGGGTGCACTCGCGGCTGTCAACTTTGCTCGGTGGGGTGGTGAGCACAACCGCCCCGGCAATGACGGCGGCTTGTTCAAGTTCGCACTCGAAACAGTCAGGCGTTGTGGCGGCGTTTTGGAGCATCCGGCAAAAAGTAGGGCATGGGCAAAATACGGCCTTGAAAGACCTCGTGGTAGGGGGTGGCAGATGTGTATCGATGGTGGATGGGTCTGCGAAGTGTGGCAATCCGCTTACGGGCATCGTGCAAACAAGGCAACGTGGCTATACTGTTACGGTTCACCCGTTCCGGCCTTTTGGGAACGTCCTGTTGGCTCTCATCAGGTAGGCTTTCACGACCAACGCGGCAAAGATGCAAACAAGCCCACATTATCTAAACGAGAGGCAAACCACACCCCGCAAGCTTTTGCAGAGTACCTTGTGGGCATTGCAAGGGGGTGTAAAATGCCTAACACGGCGCTAAACGGCGACGCCCAAACATCGGGCGCGCGTTAGCTTTGGCGTTATGAAAGGGTCTCGCATGAAAATTTTGAATAGCAATTTCATTTGGTGCGTATGTATCACTCTGGGATATGTCGCAATTACGCTGTTACCCAGAATAGGAGAAACCCTTCCAGCTTACACGATCGACATATGGCTGGTTATTAATTCCATATGGGTTTTGTTTTTTGTGTTTTATGGGATATGGCATCTTCTTGGTAATATCAAAGATTTCATAACAATCCGCTACACTCAGAACAAAAAAGCGGGGAAAATTAGTTAATACTTTTACTTATGGTGGTCGCTTTTTTGTCAGGTGAGCGCCCACGTTAGGTGTATCATGCCGTATCGTTTAATTTTACACACAATTGGCGGGGATGTGATCGAAAGCCCCAATATAGCACCAAACAAGATGCTATCCCAATATGGGTACGAGGACAAAAGAATATCTGTAGAAATTAACAAGACCGGAAGATCTATGGTAAAGAGATTGCATAATATAAATTATTTTGAATGCAGACATCTAACAATTAAATCCAGTGGAACAAGTGGGCCGGGCGGCCACGGCAGTTTGGAATAGCGTATCGCCCACTTGCCCACTGATTAACTTGTTATGCATCGGAGATTTGCAATGAAAAAGTCAGAAATATTATCAGCGATTGATGCTATAAAATCCAGCCTTGACAGCGAAATGGCTCATAGAAAAGAGGACGATCTGCTATACGAGTTCGTTTCATATGTGGCCACCCGCAAAGACTCTCTTGGTGAAAAGGCGAGGCTTATATTATCTGTACCAGAATTCGAACACTGGTATGCATAACCCGTAAATCAACGCTACCCCCCCGAACCGATTCTTATAACTTTCGTCAATAATCAAAACCTCAATCAGGATAGCGCCGATTCAGTATCAAAAAGCCTTACCTGGGCTTTAGGGTCAAGCCACCTTCTTTAAATCCTCGATCGGAAAAACGCACTGATCCTTGAGCGGCATGTCACTGCCCTCGTCGGAGTCATAAGTTCCCTGGATTGTCAGGATTCTATAAACCTTGCCCGACTCTCCTGTTTGATAGGCAAGGTCATTACCTGACAATACGATATCGACATCGGTATCGAGCGAAACTATATTTTCGCTCGTTCTGGAATTTATTACAGTACCATCAAGAGCCGATAGCGTCCATGCCGCCGTTTTGGGTGTTACCTCATCATCCTGGGCATCGAAAAACGCCGCATTGATAATATAAACGCCTTTTTCGCTGGCGACTTCGGTCAAGTTGGTAGTCATAATATCACCTCTTTACCCAAAAAAAAGAAGCTTCCTTCTCATCGGTTATAAACCATTCGGTTATTTGATGTGCATGGGTATAAGCATCGACCGCAGGCACGACTCCGGCGTTTCGAAACCGAAAATAATCATGGCCCGCTACCATGCCGCCGGGCCTGACCCGCTTCGCCCACTCAATCACATCCTGCATAACAAAGTCAAAAGTATGATTGGCGTCGATATAAATAAAATCGAGCGATTCGAGCGGAATATCCTTCACGGCGTCCATACTCGTTTTCCGAATCAATGTCGCGTTATATTGCTCGAGTATTTCCGCGGCCTTTCGATATTGGGCATCCGCTTTCGCCTGAGTTACCTTCTGTTGATTATATTCGTGATATTCCGCCCATGGATCGATGCACCTGAGCTCGAGGCCGATATTTTTCGAGCAAAGGACTTTTGAAAAAGCGCCTTCCCTGACGCCGATCTCGGCCCCGCGCTTATATCCGAGATTATTAAACAATGACGCCAGGTCGGCTCGGGTGAATCTCGGTATCCTTACCGGGCTCACCTGGGCGGATTCTTTATTATATTTATTATGCAGATACTCGGCCGGATCGCCTATTAATTCCTTGTATCCGGTTTTAGACTGAAAATGCTTCGGGCGACCCCATCCCGGCAAATTGACAACGCCTTTTTTTCGATCCTTCGCATAGTCTTTTTTATATGTTCCATGGCCGGTGAAGTTATTTCCATGCCGGATATCGACATTCGGTCGGTCGCTTCTGAAATTCTCATATTTTACGCTCGATCGCTTTTCCAGATCATCCCAGCGCTCGGTTATATCATCCCCGGCTATGGAGGATAGCCTTTCTTCGGCATGCCTTATAATAGCCTCTCTGTAAGCGACGCACTGACTTAAAGCTCTCCTGCCCCGGGCCGGATAAAATGAATCCTTGCCTAAAATATAATAATACCGCTCGCGGTTAAAATACATCGAATCCCTATCGGCCGGTAAAAAAGCGAAATGCGATGGATGATAAAAAACATCGTGTTCGAGCAGATAGATCACCGCCCCTTCAGGCGCGGCGCTCACGCCGCGTAAAACGGCCTCGTAGATGCTTTTGTATTTGCGCGGCTGTTCGCCTATGCAGATGTTTTCGCCGAAGTCCAAAGGCGCTTGGCTTACCGAGATAATTGGTATAGGCCCTGCCCACTTCTTGATATTTTTCCTGACAGCATTTGCAAGCCTATCCTCAATCTGGCTATCTGTATAATAAACGATATATCTCGGTGATCGAAACCGATCGGTCAAGTATGCTTCCCAGCTCGGTACCGGAGCGAAACGATCGATATACCAATAGAAGGGCCGAACCTGATGCTCGAAAGCATCATCTTTGAAATAATAATTGTTCCAAGTATAATCATGCGCTTTTTTTACATTCCGGCCGTTCATGGGATAAGTAAAGCCGCCCTCGTCGCGCCGAAACCAGTGCGCCTGCCATACGTTTTTATTCAATAACTGTTGCCCGCCGCAAAGCCAGGTGCGGAGCGAAACCTCGATGCCGACATTTCCCCACGACCCGACCCCTTCATCAAGCAGGCCGATATAATCGTTCCATTCTCTTGTTGTAAACCAGCATGATCCCTGACCGGTCATAACCTCGGGAAAGGCATATTTTGCCGCTGGCCGCCTCTTATAGTCCGACCAAAAATGGCAATATAGATCGAGCCCTGGATACATAAAGTGGGTACGCTTGCCCTTGCCGGTCTTTTCCTTCCACAATTCAACATCGAGGTTGCGCATTTCGGGCAGGATCACCGTTTTATCGGGCATATTCTTTGCGATTTCTATATCCCACGCCTCGCTCATTAAGGCATGGGCATCGATTTTTCCAACGATATCGCCGGATGATTCCCTAACGCCGAAGTTATATCCTGCCCGCTGGCCGATAGATTCTGATAGTTCGATTATCTTTACCCGATCGTTAGGCGCCGTAATCGGATCCTGGCCCGGGCCGTCAATAATCGCGATTATTTCATAATCACCGGCCGCTCGCTCGCATGCCGAATTAATCGTTTGCTGAAAATAGGGCTCGCATCGGCCGGGTATGATCAATGATACTTTCGCCATGCGGTTAAGTCCTCGCTGTAAATACAATAGAAGGTTTTCGAGCTGTAAATGTGATCGATGGTTTTCGAGCTGTAAATACAATTCGCATAGGTGCCTGGATCAGCTCATCGCCCGATGGCGAAGCGCTTTCCGATGCGGATTCTGAAGCGGATGGACTCGCGGATTCGCTGGCGCTGGGCGAATATGAAGCGGATTCCGAACCCGATTCGGATGCGGAAGGGCTCGCTGATTCCGAACCCGATTCGCTCGCGCTCGGGCTGGCCGACTCGGATGCGGAAGGCGACGACGATGCGGATTCTGACATGCTCGGGCTTGCCGATTCGCTCGCTGAACCCGAAGCGGATTCGGAAGCCGAAGGCGAAGCGCTTTCGCTGGCCGATGCGGATTGCGATGGCGAACCGCTCGGTGAAGCCGATTCGGAAGCACTGCCGGAAGCTGAAGGCGACGCGGATTCCGAGGCTGATTCGGACGCGGAAGGCGAGGGTGATGCTGATTCGCTGGCGGATTCCGAAGCGCTGGGCGAAGCACTCTCGCTCGCGGATTCCGAGGCTGAACCGGATACACCGGAAGAAGGGCTCGCGGATTCCGATGCACTCCCCGAAGCGCTCGGGCTTGCGGATTCAGATACAGAGCCGGAAGCTGATTCGGAAGCTGATTCGCTGGCGCTGGGGGATGCGGATTCGCTGGCGCTTTCGCTCGCTGAAGGGCTCGCGGATTCTGATGCAGAGCCGGAAGCTGACGGAGATGCGGTTGTGGTTCCACCCCCATACGTTCCAGCTCGAATCTGATCTATTTCATCAGCGGTAAGAATGTCTTTAAAAACCACAAATTCATCTAAAATTCCGTCAAAATAATTTGCTCCACCATTGACGCTTCCTATTTCCAACTCACCATCTTCCACATTTGTCTCGTTACCAAATGATCCTGTCGCGTCAGCCGCAAGCAGATTGGATGCGGAATCATCCCAAATTCTAATTCTATACGTTTTTGATACACCATCCAGAGTTATCCCAACATGATACCATGAAGCATTATTAATAACCGTCCCAAAACTTACTGTTTCGTAGGATGCTCCCGAGTTGTATCCATTTAAAGCATTTATGCCGGTTCCTGCTGAACTGGTTAATGTTACTGCAAACGAGCGTTTACTGGTAGAAGCATCCCACTTTGAGAATAGATACCTATTGGATGATGCTTGTGATTCTGGTTTAACCCAAAAACAAATAGATATTTTTTTGCTTAGGTCTCCATTTTTTAAAGGAAATCCAGCATCTAAATTTGAATCTAAACAACTAAAAAATTCACTGTTGCCTAGTTCAAAATCAGCCGCACAAGAACCCTCTTTATAATCTCCCGCACCAGTAGCTTCACCAACAGTATTATTATCTGTAAGGGTATTCGTTCCCTTTGAATCTGTCGTCAAAGCACCAGATTCAAATCTCCAAAGGGCTACGCAGTTGCTATCGCCTGAGAAATCATTTGCCATTGTTTACATATCCGGCTGAATATACCATTCATCAAAAATACCGTTTCTTGCTTCCGGTCCTTCATTGTGCTTATAAACCCAATGATCTCCATCGTTCCCGTTCGCGTCCGGCCCGATGCCAGGGTAATAAATCTCTAACGTAACAATATACCCCCATCCGTCAGGAGACTCATAGACGTCTATTTTAACATTTGCAGGGCATGATAGCCCAGGCTTAAACAGCGCAGGCCCAAAATTCTGCCACGTATCAGCTTGATCACTCGGTTTTCGAGTGTACTCGGCTTCTAAATATTCTATTCCATCCGGGAATGCTTCGTCACCAAGCAGCCAAAGACCCTGAAAATAAACACCATACTTTACAAAATATGCCTGCTGTAGCCCTCCGATTGTTCCAACCATTGAAGACGAAAAGCTGTTGAGCGTAGCGATATTAGGATGATCTGTAAAACCAGCTATACTTTCTTTTCCGTTAGCCATGATTATACCTATACATGCAAGAATTAATAATATTTTTTTCATCATTTCTCCTTCTAAAAATTACCCTGAAAAATCATTGCCCTTTTGCCAGCTCAAGCCCATCCCGAAAGCTCTTAACAACTGATAATGCAATTTCGGGGTTGAATCCGGTATCTACATGCACATACCCGATAAGCTTCTGAAGTCGTGATTTCAAAACCGGATGCACCGAATACCTTTCAAGAAGCAAGTCAACACCGGCTGAAAAAATAGATTCGGTAATTCCGCTTTCGATCATGCCGTCGCAATAGGTAATGGCAACATCAATCAGTTGCGGATTATTATCACCGATTTCATATCCCGCCATTTCCGCCGCTGTTTCGATTACAAAATCTTTCATTTCTGGATCAATTTTTATATTAGAACACCCCGAAAGACCTGAGGCCAGTGTGATCGCAAAGCCGATTAAAAGTATTAGTAAATTTCGCATTTTAAATTCTCCTTTTATTGATCTATTTTACCCGCCCTGATTTTTGTAGCCAACACAAAAGACACGCCTGTTATCAACGTGGATCCGCTCGCCACAAACTCATCAATTTTTAATTTCATCCCGATATAAATCATCATAGCGCCGAGCATTAACGCGAAGCCTGCATAAATGATTCGTTGGCCATTCTCCTTCCAAAACGCTTCAAGCCATTTCCAAAACCATCGCCTATTTTCCATCCTTATACCCCTTTTCTTTTGCAAGGAATTCGATCATTTTGGATTGTTCGCCGAGCTCCCGGTTCATTGTGTTGACGGTTTTTACCCATTCTTCTATCCGCTTTGAGTTTTCCGAATCCCTTGAATTCATATCGGTCTTCAAGGAATTAATATCGGTCGTGTTTTTCTTGACATCAACGCAAAGGGTGTTGATCGAAAGTGAATTGGCATCGATTTTATTTACACCGATCATTACGGCGCTTGCTATAATAACAATGGCGACGCCTACTAAAATCTTGCTTGCTATCGAGATTACCTTTTCGTTTGCGCATAGCACATTTTTAATTTTCTGTACCATATCATCACCCTTTTACAAGCCGTCTAACGCCCAGCACATGATCGATATCGTAATATACCAGGCTGACCCTATCGCCCTGGTTGCCCCCCACAACCCCGACGTTTAGAGCATTATATTGATAAAAAAAACCGACATGGCCGAAGCGCTGATCAGATCCCCGGGAAAGTACGACGATATCGAGGCCCTGCTCAGCGTGTTCCTTTTCGATATGCTCGCCCACCGCGAGCCACGACCGCGCCATCAGGCTACCGCTCCGGCTCAATCCTAAATGCCAGGCTATCCAGTTGACGAAAGCAGAGCACCACGGCACCTCGTCATGTTCCGGCCAATCGGCATCGAGGCGGAGCATGGCCATAATCAGCGGATTATCTATCATGCCGCTGACTTCGGACGTTCCTATATATCGCATGGCAATTTCAAGCGCCGAGGTTTCTATTCTCATGGCATGGCCCCCCAATTAATAACATCGCCCAAAACATTATGCGAATGTAAATGATGATTGTATAAGAGCGGATCATCGCCCCGGATATCGGCCGATAATACGTTTTTAATCCTGGCGTCAACCCTGCTTCGCGATTCTGGAAAGTAAAGCCTTATCAGCTCGAAAAGCCTGTTGTTCCGCTCAACATCTAATATCAGCTTTCCTTTTTCGGCTATTAAAACCGAATTCGGGTCTGATTCGTCGAGCCATATCCGAGCCGCTCCCTGGCCTTGGGTATGATTTATATCGAGCGTATAATATGCAAGATCAACGCTATTACCATACATTCCGTTATGCGATCCTGCCGGATGCCCCGGGCAATCCTGGCCATACTCAGCGCATGCGTCGTAAACTCTTATTGCGCGATCGTTGCGATCTGGATACTCATAATATATTATCTGGAATATATGGCGGAGCACCGCCATTTGATTGAATTTTAGATACCGGCAATTACCCAAAAATTCGTCATAAGGGCATGAAAGGCCCGGCCAGACATTCAACGGGTTTGAAGCGTTTTGCAAAATAGCTTCCGAAAGCGTTTCGGCTTCCATCTGAGGTAGAAAGCCATATCCGCCGCCGCTATTTACCATTGAAGCAACCGCTTCCATGTCGACCGGGCCTGACAATATGATTGCATACCACTTGTTGGGATTTACGATATTCTTAATGTCGCGCAAGATCCAGCTATCACCCGGGCCGAGCGTTTTATAGAGCGGCCTGACCGAAAGTGTCTTGCCGTAAACATTCCCGCCCTTATCAAAATATACAAATATCTTCGCCTCGAATACATCTTCGCGATCGGATTTATTATGCACTACGACCGACGAAGACCATGACCCGGCATTATAGGCATAATCGATCGATATCGTTTTCATGCCCTGAGCCATAGCGAGGGCCGGAAACAATATAAGAGACAAAAATATGTGAAATAGTTTTTTCAAAATGGCGCGAATACCGATAATGAGGGCTCAATCAATTGAGTCCATGTTATATTGCCATTGGCACCGGCCGAACCATTCGAACCGTCCGAGCCCTTAGACGCTCCGGTTCCGAGTATTCCGGTACCGCCATTGCCCGCCGCTCCGCCATCGCCGCCGGTTCCGCTTCCTCCAGTTCCGGCGGTTCCGCCTGAGTTGTCGCCAGTTCCCGGGCTTCCATAAATACAGTTGCACCCGGCACCTGCAAGGCCCTTGTTTCCTCCGGCCCCTCCGTCGGCGCTGGTCGTGCCTGTAATCCTAACCATATAATATAAATCTATATCGCCCGCATCACCGCCACCACCACCGCCGCCACCACCACCTGAACCGCCGCCTATGTCTGAATCCGGCGGCGTCCACGAGTGATAATCTGTCGATGTCGGATTCGAATTGCTCGAATCGTTCCCATCCTGGCCATCGGCCAATATAGTTCCATTATTTAAAAGCACCCTGGCATATATTATAACATCTTTAGAGCCGTAACCGCCCGCCCCTCCACTTCGTCCATTTGTACCGCCTGAATCATATGGCGTTCCAATATTATAATATGCCGATCCACCACCGCCACCACCGCCGCCGCCACTACCGGCCCCGCCGCTCCCGGCTGTTCCATTTGTTCCGTTTCCGCCCGGGTAGTTGCCACCGCTGTATCCGGTTCCGCCTGTTCCTCCGGTTCCCGGCGTGCCGGTATTGCCGCCCTTGATCTGGCCATTATTGATAAGGATGCCGGATACCCTGATCGTATAGCCTGCGGTCGTAAGTATCTTCCCGGCATTGATCGTCAGGTTTCGATAATTCTTGTCGGCCGCGAGTTGAGTATCAGATGATATTACAACATCGCCATCCGCTCCGGTTCCATAAACTGAGGCCATAATTTTACCCTTTAAGGTGTCGCGTATCCAAGGCCGTATGATCCATAATAATTCGTGCCGTCATATACGAGCACGACGATATCCTCGGCTGATGCGCCGGTTGAAAGTGTCGGCGCGGTACCGTAAATCCATTTTATTGTCGGCCATGTAATAGTGCGGCTCCCGACACCGTCTTGAACCAAAATCAATGTCAAGGTTCCCGGTTTCGTCGGCGCGGTAAATGTAAAGGTTTCGCTCTGAGCGCCGAAGGTGAATTTATACAGATTTCCGTTCCGCCAATCGATCGTCGTAGTGCCGTCGCCTGTAGAAGATTGAAGCGTAAAGCCGACACTGTTATCAAGGCAATCGAGCTCTCCGCGAAGTTCCGGCGACGATTCGAGCTGGCCGATATTGGTCGATCCGTCGATACTCCACTTGCCGATGATTTTAATCAGCCAGTATGATGTTAGCCATGTAGCTTCGATATAATTGCCGATTGTACTGCTCTGTATAAAGCCGCCGCCTGCAGAAGTTTTATCCTGATATCTACCTGTTTCAGATCCGTCGAAAGTCAATTTAAAATTCTGAGCCGCGCCGACATATCCTTTAAAATGAGCGCCCTCATATCCTGCGGGAAGCGCGAATACCACTTCGCCGCTCGCGCCGATGGTCGTATGAACTACCGTACCGTCAAGATCGGATATGCTCAAAGATGGCGAAGAAGTATGATCGGTAAAAGAAGGCGGCCGTACATTCACCTGTTGCCAGTTCCCGGTTACGGATGTTACCGGATTATCGCCCGAACCGCTGGCATTTATCCTGACATACGTCAGGCCGTTCGATCCGATAACGGCATCGCCGACATCATAAGTCGTGCCAGCATTATAAGGCTCTGCGTTCGCGACCGATAGCGCCGCAACATATGCGGCCTCTGCATTCGTTTCTGCGGTTTCCGCCGCTGTTTGTGATGCGGATGCGGCCGAGGCATTGGAATTAACCTCACCAGCGACGACGTTTGTCTCAGATACGAATGTCGCGAGCGCCGCCACCCATGCAAAAGCCTTGCTGTTAAACTGTGATTGCGTATCCGACGGCGAAGGTGCCGAAGGCAATGCTGATATTGTGCTCATGTCAACCCCTCAATTTCTAAACTGCAATCCGAGAATTGAAAATAATCGATTAAAATATCGAAGCTTTTATAAATACCGAATATCTGCAAAGCCTCGTACTTCGATGAAAGTACCCAAAGGCATGGCGTAGTTCTGATCGCCGCGAGAAACGCTTCCAACTGATCGAGCTCAAGGCTTGTGATTCTGAAATCAACGCTTGCCCGCTTCGCATATGCCCTCTGTATCAATTCGACATCGCCGAAATCGTTTGTCTCCTTTCGGCTATAATCCTGAATACCTACCCTGGCCCCATACCTTACGCCGACGCCGAATTCCTGTTGCGGGCCGATAATGATCTTTCCGACTCCGAGCGAGGTAGTACCCTCGAGCGTAATCGTTAAAACAGCGGCCGGGTAAGCCGGAAGATCGGTAGCGATATATTGAGTGGGCGCATACTTTGTTCCGAAAAACCATGCCCACCAATCGCTTGTCGCCGGTAACGCCGACAAGTCGATTTCCTCATCGTAAACCTCGCCATAGGTAGGGTCGGTCATATTAATCGTGAGCGTGGTTGCGTTCACGATATCCAGTACGCCTATCGCCGATATGGCCACCGCCGGCGTCAGCTCGTACATAATAGTTGGCTGGCTTCCTCCGTCTGTAATCGTTCTGGTGCTATTATATGCATCAAATGCCTTCCAGCGGTTCGTCGCGGATACTTCAACCCACCATGTCGGCGAATCCGCTGGCGTGTTTCCGGTATTCGATCCTTGCGCCGATTCGTAGATTAAATGGTCAGCCGCGACGATCACACGATCTCCGGCATCATAAGTTGTACCGGCATTATATTCGCTGTAATCCGTTTCGGCGATATCGGTATCGGTCAAGATGGTATCGGTAATTTCCACCGGCGGCATAACCTTTATGGCAAACTGATACATACTCATGATACCGCCCTTTCCTCTGGTATGCCGTCGCCATCCCACTGCTCTAATACCTTCGCGACTCTCAGATTCAGCTTCACCAGCGCCCGGGCCTGGGCCGCATTCTGCTCGCGCAAGGCTCTTATCTCTGATGTTATATCGCCGCTACCGCCCTTCCCGAATGGCAAGTACATCGCTGGGCCTGTCACCTCGAGCTCTGGCCCCTGCTCGCCTACGAGCCGGATACCGCCGGAATGATAGCCGCCCGACGCGAATTTCGGGATGCCCGCGAGCTGATCGAGCCCGATAGATTTTAGTAACCTGAGCTGACCGGCCAGTGCCAGGCGGGCTTTTTCAAGGTCGAAGGATGTCGCGTAATTTTCAGCCGTAAAGGAATCGATCAACGCATCTATCGATGATGATAAGCGATCGGCGTCAGGCAAGATCCCGGTGGATACCGCCGCGGCGACCGCCTGGTTTATATAACTCCTTGCGCTTTCGGTTGCGATCTCGCTACCGGATAAGCCGTAAAGCTGATCGATCCTCGATTGAAGCATATCGTTGAAATCCTCGATTGTCCTGATCTGATCTTCAAGCGCTTTTTGCAGATCGTCGTTATTGTCGCTTATAACCGATGCTATCTCCGCCACCTGATCGGCCGCTCCGCTCGTCGCGTTATTCATATAGTCGCTGACGAAAGCGATATCCGATATAACATCATCGATTGTTAAGCCCAATCTTTCCGCTATTTTAGCGAATCTGCTTTGAGCTTCCTCGGTTGAAAGTGATGCGAACATATCGAAATTCTCGCCGATGGCCTGCCAATCATATACGTTTCCTGTCGAGTAGCGGCCTTCCCAGCTATAGCGGCCAGCTATCTGAGCCAGCCTCGCCTCGTCGGATGAAAAACCCCTGAGCTTTAATTGGAGCGATTCGGTATTCCATAGTTGATTCGCGAGCTCCTTCGCCGCCGCCGCGGCGGCTTCCATGGCGTCCTGCTCATCCTGCAAGGCCATCACTCGGTCATAGAGCTCGCGGTTGCTTTCATCGAGCGCATCGCGTTCTAATTTTCTGAGGCCAGCAGTGTCGCCGGTTAAAACCATCAATTGCCGCTCAAGGCCCAGCCTTTCGTCGGCGACTTTCTTTTCATCCTCAAGCGCCCATATCCTCTCCTGAATCGGCACGAGCGAATCATCGATGGCTTTAAGTTCTTCTATGCGCATCTGGCGGCTGAGCGCCGTAGCTTCGGCGGTATTGCCCTCGAGGGTATATTGCTGGATCAATAGCTGGTTTCGCGATGTCTCGACCGATTCGAGCCGATCATAATATTGACCGGCGGAGTCGGATAGCTTCAAGAGTGCCGTATATAATTCCTGGCCCGAGCTCGTCGTTAAATCGAGTCCTTCCACCAGAGCCCTGAAACCTGCCCTTGTATCCGGCAGCTTCACCCCGAGGCCGCTGAGGCTGTCTGATAAACTGCCCGATAAATCCTCAAACCGCTCGCTCTCACTGAAAAACGAATTGTAATAGGTTTCGGCCGCCGATGTCAGTGTTTCAAGATCACCGGCCAGGTCGATAAGCGTTTCGCTGAAAGCGATCGCTTCTTTATTAGTGCCGACAAAGGATTGATTGGTTTTTTCCAGCGCATTAAAAACGCTCTCTTTATCTGTTAATAGCCTGACGGCCGTTTCGAGCAGGCCCTCATCGAGCCGCTGGTATTGTGACACCAACTCGCCGAAAAGAGCCTGAACAGCGATGTCGCCCTGCTCGCTCACCCATGAGGATATGGCCGCCGCAACCTCATCGCCTGAAAGGTCTTTCAGATCGATGTTCGAAACATCGAACATATAGGACATAACCTGTTCTATGTTATCGGTTCCGAGGCCCTTGGCCAGCTCAATCATCGTTTTACCCATGCTTTCATAAAGCTGGGTGAAAAAGCCTTCGGTGATCGTGTCGACCGCCTGGTATTCCGTTCTTATAAACGAGCTCGATGATCCGAATATCCCGCTTTTAGTAGTCCTAACCCTCGCAAATGCCTGCGTATCTATACCAGCTCCGGCGAGAATATCCTCAATGCTGATTCCGCCTGTCTGGATTCCTGACGTTACGAGCTCTCTTTTTTTACCGCCGCCTATAATCCAGTTGGTAAGATTCTCGAAAGCTCCGCCGAGTTGCTGTTGACCCCAATTAAACGCGACGGATGATAAGGCGCCGAAAGCTTCGCTGATAGCGGCATTGCCCCAATTATCGAAAACTTTTTCTTGAAACTTTCCGACCTCGATACCGAAATCCTCGGCCGTGAAGGTGCCGATGCTTCTTGCTATACTCGATACGACACCTGTCAGATTGGAATTTAATTGGATCATTTCAGATCGGATGCCCTGAAGCTCATCATACGAATCCAGATTGATTTCGTTAAGGCGGTCGAGGCTATGCGAAAATGACTCGCTTTCGAGCGTGGAATCGCCGAGCACCGTACCTTTGCCGGTTGAATATACCCAATCGTCAACGGCCTGCTTCCCGCTGTTTTGGCTTAATGCGTATCCCCCGGCAACTACCGCGGCGGCGAGCAGGAAATACGGATTGCTGGAAAGCGTCACCGTGATAAATCTACTGATATCCATTATGCTCGATTTTAAACCCTCAAGCGTGGATGCGCTCGCTAAAACGGACTTGGCCGCCACCTCGGACAGCACGCCGATCGCATAGTCGCCGATACGATTCCATGCATCTTCCATCGTTTCGATCTGGCGGTTCGCTATATCTCTAAAGATATCGCTCGTTAAATCCTGAATTCTCTCAAATTGATGTTCATATAGTTTTGTTACTTCATTGGTTGACTTTTCGAGCCCTTCATTAATACCTTCGCCGATAAGATTTCCTGTATTTATTCCGATTTTTTTTGCTTCGGCCGTTAATCCGGATCCCGGGCCGGTTAAATCCTTAAAAGAGGATGTCAGGCCGAAAGGATCCGAATCATCGATCAGCTTTCCGGTGCCAAGGCTCGGGCTCGATAGATCGGTTTTCCTGAACGCCGCAAGCTGATCGATAAAAGCGACATATTCTTTTTGCTTTTTAAGAATTTCCGCGAGCTCCGCCGCGGTAGGCTTCAACGCTACGGAGAGATCCTTATTCGCGCTGGTTAAATCATTAGTTTTGTCAACCAACTCGGCGACGCCATCCGCATTGGCCTTGTAATGAGGCACCGACTCATCGAGAAGTCTGGTTATAATCTGTACGCCATTTTTATAATGCTCGATTTCACCGCCAGCCGCTTTAAGTTCCTCTATATATTCAGCCTGGGCCTTCTTGACCTTTCGCTGAAGCTCGAGATACATCCTGAAGCCGATAAAAGCGTCGTGCTCGCTGAATATCTTTACTGTTTCCGCGGCGAATTTAACTAAAAGGCTCGTTGTTTCGGCCACGCCTGAAACAAAAGCCGGATCGGTTATAAGGTTTTCTATGCTCGCGATCACATCCCTGAAATCACGGCTGTTAATCAGCGCCCCGCCGATTTTTTCCTGAAGATCCCCGAAAGCGTTTCCGAGCGTCTGAAGACCGCCATCGGCATCCCGGGCCGCTTTCGCCGCACCCCCGAATTCGCTTTCAAGTTCCTTTAAAATAATTGCCTGGGCTTCATAAATTCGGCCGGATTCCTGAAGTGTTTTAATTTGCCGTTTTTGAGTTTCGGTAAATGATACGCCGACCTTGCTCAATGCCGTCAATCCTTTGATCGGATCATTGAGCGCCTTACCGATCTGGGTGATCGATGATTTAAGATCCTGTTGCATTACCTCGGACATATCGAGCGCCGCTTTAGTTGCACGCTCGAAAGCATCGCCTTTTATTTCCTTGAATGTCGCGAGTATGGCTTGGCCAGCGATGATCGTTTCATCGCCGACCTTCGTTACCTTCTGAAGCGCCGCGGCCATTTCGATCATTTGCCTCGTGGATAGCCCGGCGGCGTTCCCGGTCGATTTTATAACCGCATCGAGCCGCTTCTCGACCGAAGCCTGTTCGCCTGCCTTTTCGACAAATCGCCCGATAACATCGGTAATGCGCCTTATAGCGATATACCCGGCCGTGATAGCCGCGGTATATCCGAGCCAGTGGGATCTCATGGATTGCAATACTGATTGCTGTGATCGGAATTCGCCAGTCACCCTTCGAATGGATGCCTCGCTGAGCCCGAATTTTTTACCGAGATCCGATACTTCCCGGGTGGTCAGGTTAAGCTGGCTCTTAAGTCGCTTTAGCGCATTCTCCTGGGCCTTGGCCGCCTGGGTTTCAAGAAGTCTGGATTGAAAGGATGCGAGTTGTTTTTTAGTAAGCCCTGTCATTTTGCCGAATTCACCGAGCTCGGCATTTACTTTCGAGAAAGTATCCTTCGATATCTTCGATGCCCGGTCGAGCGTTCCGAACTGAGTTACTAGGCTGTTGATACTGCTTCGAACTTTGGCGGGCGAAAGGGCGTTATTCAGCGAGTCCGATATTTCGGTTGCCTGGCTCGAAACTATCTTTTTAGCGGCCTTGATATTTTTCTCAAGCTCGCTATAATCGCCCTTTATTTCGACATAGATTCCCGGTAAACCGCCTGGCATATCATCAACCCTTTAATTGTTTTATTTCAGCCGCCGCTAACTCTTTTCCGACTTCAAGCGCCGGGCGCATAAACGCGTGAGGCGGCACCCTGCCGCCATCCCTGGCGACATGCCCATATTCGACAAGGTGGGCATGGTACCCCTTCTGGCCATCGCCCGACTTACCGGTTGCGCTTACGATATAACCGCCGTCGGGATATTTGGATTTTTTCTTTTTTATTGATTTGCGAAGATTGCCGGTTTTATCGATAAAGGCCGAGGTGCTTTTTGCATGTTGCGCGACGAAACTGGCTGTTTTATTCAGGGTATTATCAATGGCATCCTTATTGCCCTTCAATTGATCGGCAAAGCCGCTATCGATATCCGAAAGGGCGACTGATGCGACATTACTATTTGCTACCCTTCTTCTCATTGAATACCTTTAAGGCCGCGCTTTCCATGAGTTGTATATCGTCAAGGATCAAATCCCACTCGCTATCCGAAACCAATTTGTCCATAAACTTGAAAACGATATTATAATCGAGTCCGTAAGGGCCGCCGTATGCCATCCGCCACTGAGTTATAGACCGCCTGAAAATCTTTACCGGCTTTACGCAATCTGGATAGATATAATCCACGGTTGCGAATGTTTCCGATTCCTCTATCAGCTCGACCGGAAGCCCAAGTAATTTTGCCTCGTTGCTGGCCCCTTTTTTCCTATCACCGCTGACCAGCATTGCGGCGATAGTTTCTAATTTTTTTCGCGAGCGCCTGCCAGCTCAGAGCAATAAGCCATTAGAATTTCATTGCCTGCAGGCACATAGTTCGCGAGAAGCTTCGCGAGATTGTCCTCGCTGTATTCAACATCGAAATCCTGCCAGGAAACGATAATTTCCTTGCATGCTTCATAATAACTCTTTTTTTTAAGGGTTTTAACGAATTCTGCTGATTCGTCGCGCCCTTTGTAGTGGAATTTAATTCTAACGGTGGCCGGGTCTTTCTGACCCGGCACCGATAGCTTGACATCCGCCTCGAAAGTTGGATCCGGTTGAATTTTGAACATAAAGCCCCCGTTGAAAAAGCTTTAAGGTTGAAATTACGATGCGTAATAGGTCGGCGTGCCGTTGATGGTGATAACGCCCTGAGTCGTAACCTTGTCTTGAGCGTTACCGCCGGGCAGGCCGGAAAAGCCAACATAGCCGACAAAATACAGAATCTTGCCACCTGTTCCGAAGGTGAACTTGAACGCGGTTTTCGCCTGGGTGTCAGCCGCCGCCTTGAGCGCGATCTGGCCGGTATCGGTCGGATCCCAAATATGCTCCATGGAGAAACTGATTGCCGACGGCAATCCCGGCTGTTCCAGCTTCTGATTGACATGGATCGTGGTGATGTCGATCATATCGAAATCGCCGCCCGAGCTCGATATCGTTGTCGCGGTCGTGATCGATGTCCCGAAAGTAAGCAGATATGCATTACCACTCGAGAAAGTATCGAAATCGCTTGTGTCAACGCCCTCGAGCTCGAAGGTGTCGGCGGTCTTGTTATCGACCCGCACGACCTTATCGTTGACTTGCCACATCCCGCTGGATTCGATCAATACGATATTCGTATCGGACAATCCATGCGAGGCCGAAGTCGCAACCCCCGGGTCGGCGTTTGTCAAGGCCGTGATTGGAAGCGCAGACCCGATCGCGGATTGCATGCTCACCGCTACATTTTTCCATATTGTCGCCATAGTGAAACCCTCCTTTGTTGAATTAAGTTATCCAAAATCTGTACTCGGTTATATAGCAATAACTCCTTGATACCGGGTCGTAATCGCCATTGAACCCTGTTGTAACAATATCGCCGCCGAGCGCAAGGATCGCTGTTTTAACGCTCCCGAGCGCCAGGCCCTTCGCCTGCTCCTGGGTAGCGGCGAAAATATCGACTTGGTAAAGCCTCGCTTCAGCCTGTATGCTTCCATGGATATCAGGATAGATCGTGCCTGTGATTTCATAAAATACCCCATATGGAAGCGTTTGATTGACATTTACATTTACCTGGTTATGTCCACCGCCTGTCAGGATACCGTCGAGGGCATCCCTGATATCCGTTTCGGTTGACATCTACTTGAGCTCCCGGCACTTGATATCAAGCCATTGGTGTTTCATGCCAAGATCGATCGGCGGCCCGATTATTTCATAATACCGCGATCCGCTCGGGTGATGATGCTTGATCCTCATGTCAGCCGTTATGCTCGGATTATATCTCACAACGCAATTATGGATCGCCGCCGCGGTTGTTTGCATGCTGACGATCGCCTCATCGCTTCGGAGCGTGGTTATCTTCGCCGGTACATTTAACAGCGAATCGCTGTAAACGATCGTTTTACCGCCGTAATCATCCTCGCCATCCGAAGGGCTTTGAAAGTCAACTATTTCAGTCAGCTCGCCGATCCTCAAGTTTCACCTCATTTGATAAAACCCTGTACGACAATAGTTGCGGCACCGGCACCTGAGCCGTCAGCCACGAGCGCCGTCGCCGCGGCTATTTTTAACGGCCTCGAAAACTCGAAAGCGGCTTGACTATTAGCGGCCATATATACCGGCCCGATCACTTCATTCGTGACCGCTCCGCCGGTTTCACCGGCTCCGATCGTCAATGTTATCGCGGCACCGCTACTGATATAAATCTTCTCGACATATATCGATTTACCGGTTACGGCCGCAACGAGCTGTTCGCATCCCGACCAATCGGCCGAATATCCGTTTGCCACGAATCCGGCCCGGTCGGCCCCGCTGGTATCAAGCGTTATCGCCATAAAACCCCCTTCTAAAACTCATGCCATAACCTTCGCGGCATCAAAAGAGATTCGAAAGTTTTCAGTTGCGTCATTTGCTGATTCGTAAAATTGATATCCTGCCGGTTTTCGTAAAGATCGGCGACATAAACCGAGATCGCATGCCTGATCGACTCAGGCACATCCGTATCGGTATCCCCATAACCGCAAACATATTGCACCTCGATCGGATTCTGAGGATGCAGGCTCGCGCTCGGCCATGTATAGCCGTACTCGAGTACGACCCGGCCCGGCTCCTGTTTTATATCGGCGTTATATTCGCCTGAGTCCCATGTTGTAACCGTTCCGTCTGTTTCGGTATATTTGACATGGGTAATCGATTGCAAATTGCCGAAGGGAAGCTTCATTGAATCGCCGGAAGGCCAGGCGCTGAGATAGACTTGCCAAGTCTGGGTAATAAAGCGCCGCCGGGTATATTTTTCGGCCGCATCGGTCGCTACCTTGATCAGCATTTCGATACGGCGATATTGGATATCGTTAAATATTGCATTCGTGCCTAAATGCGCCTGCAAGATATCGTCGCCGAGTTTAACCGGGTAGACCGTCGGCGCTGTATATAAAACCTTGGCAACTATCAAAATCACCTCATCAGCTTCTTGACTGAAACACTCTCACATAGTCAAGGTAAATGGTGCCGGTACCGGTATTGCCGGATGATTTAACCTTGCTCACCCTGAAATACGGCTGAACCTTTGCCTCGGATGCCGATAGCGTGGTTGACATATCGGACGTACCGACCAGTACATCGTCAACGTAGAACTTCACCGCGGCGGTATTTGTGCAATCGATCCGGTAAAGGTTATAGGTATCGGCCACGAGCACGACGCCTGCCGCATTATCATCATCATCGGTATCGCCGTTGTCGGTTTCCCATAACAGCGCGGTTTGTGCGGCGCTCTCGACCTTGAACCATGCGTTTGTTGCGATAGAGTCGATCGTCGCGTTGTGAGCGCTCGCGAAGCCCATAACCGCCTGAACCGTTTCGGTGCCTGTCAGCGGAAGTACATGAAAGGTCGCCCGCCATTCCATAACCAGGCCCTGAGCCATGCTCAGACAAAGGTTATCGCCGAAATGGAGCGCGGCGATCTGTGTAATATCATCGGAATCGAGCGTTAGCTGGATAACGCCATTGACGGCATCGCCGACAAGCGCCGGGGCGGTATTGATATCGGTTTCGGTCGTTCCCCAAAAAGTCGTATTATACGCCTCTCCGAGAAAATCATCATAAACCGATACCGGGTACATTGGCATGATCGTTTCGCCATTCGATTTATCATAAAAAACCTGGCGGCCATGGCCGAATTTTGAATAGTTACATCCTACCTGACCCATGATTGACCCCTTTCACCCTTTCGGGTACCGCGTAAGCGGCGAAATGGTTTTTATTTATCGGCCTTCTTTTTATCCTTCGTTCCGGCCGGTTTCGGTTCGAGCGCCTTCTTGACGATTTCCTCCGCAACCCTGGCGGCTATCGCCTCGATCTGCTCGATCTCATCCCTTTTAAAAGTACGCATTTTTAAATCCTCCATGCCGGGCAACCTAATGCCCGGCATCAAGTTCTATCGATTAAACCGGCTGACCCATCAGGTCAATTGAGTGGCTGAAAGGCCCTTATACCGCAACCCGAATAGGAAGGCCAGAATCGCGCCGTCGATTGCGTCGCTCTGACTTTCCGTCGCCTTCAGTCTGACATACGGATTGCCGTAGGTGCTATTGACCGCCGCCGCCGCTACTACCGCGGCATCGACCTCGACGAGCAACATCGTTTGAGCGGTACCGATCGAGGCCACGCCGGATGATGTCGCCGCCGTAACTGCGCCCTGGGTGTCTCCGGCAGAAATCAATTGATACTTAAAGGCGATCGCGGTCGTATTGCTCGGCGTTACATCGTCGCAAGCCTCGACCGTGATCGTTGCGGCACCCGAACCGGCGTTATTGTTCATTGCGATAATGAACATCACGCCATCGGCATTCTGCAGATTGATAACATCGGTTGCCGGGTCTCCATTGAAAATGTCCTCATTGGCGGCGACAAATGTCGCATTTCCGCAGTGGACAGGGTGAATCGTTTCGAGTAGAGATCTCATTTTTTTAACCTCCGTATATTTTTAAAAATTACCTTCCTGATTCAAAGCCTTGCCTCGAATTATGAGCGGTCGGCCAGCACGATGAAATGGGATTGCGTATTAGATCCCTTTGCCGGAGTCAATGCGCTTGCCCGCCACGGCTGGCCGTCGAACCTGAGTATGAACCTCAAAGTCTGCTCATCCGTGAGGAACTGGACATGGATTGAAATATCCTGCCTGATTCCGCCCTTGTTGGCAGTGACATATCCATCGCGGAAGTTGCCGAAAATAATATCACCGGCTGTTCCCAGCGTCTGGCATTGTTCGATAGCATATGCCGGCCGGCCCATAATCCGCGCATACGGCGTATCACTCAAGCCGCCGGGCGGCATGAATATCGGCGTTCCGGCCGTTCCGCCCTGAAGCGTCATGGTAAATAGTTGCGGCTCGATATCCTGGTTATAATACCAGGCATAATTTCCTGTTTCAGCGGCGAACCGGCGAGAATACATATTGACGATGTTCTCGGGCAGGATAGTCGCGGCACCCTGGTTTGTTTCCTTGGCCACCGTGACAAGAGATCCGGCATTCATAACGCCGAGCGCCATGCCCGCACCGGTACCGTTGATGATATCATCCTGCACCTGGAAGTTGATCGCTTTCGTAAATGCGCTCGATATTCTCGATTCCATGGCGGGCGCATCCTGTACCATTTCCTCGGTCAGGTAGCAAAGCCCAGCGAGTTTATGGAGATTGAGCTCCACATTCCTGAATTTGGGCTTGCTCTTGGTTATCGTTCCGCCTTCACCGACATGATAAATTACTACCCCACCGAACCTTGTCGAAGCCCGCGAGGTTTCATCATAGCCAGGCACCTTGATGCTGTTCGAGCTTGACGAGATTGGGATCTGCTCGCACTGGCTCAAAATCAGGCTGTTATCGAAAAGGTCTTCTACCATCATTTGGGTGAAATCCTGCTGGATGAGGAAACCGCCATCAGAATTAACACCCTCGCTCATGCCGGTAGCGTTCAAAAGCCTCGGATCAAGGCTTCCGCCCGGTGTTGCGGCCCGAATTACCGCTGAAAGCTGTTCGCCGAGGCTGTTAAACCGATCCCGGGATCGATCCTCGGCCCTTTCGGGCCTGGAAGGTGACTGAACTGTTTGTGCCGGTTCCGCCGGGCCGTCGATCGCCTTCTGGATGCGCTCATGGCGCTCCATGGCGGCGACGATTTTCCGAATATTCTCAACCTCGTCGAGAATTTCATTCTTGAGCGCGAGCTCGGCCTCGGTTATTTCCCTGCCCTGGTTTACGCATTGGGCATCGATATCGGCGACCTTTTTCATCAGGTTTTTGATATCTTCCCGGTATTGTGTCAAAGTTTTCATTTCTTAACCTCCGAATTTTAGAATTTTCAAGCCGCTGGTGCCATAATCTCGGCACGTACCATGAGCTGAGCCACCCGGTCATATTTCGGCTCGGGATTTTCAGCGTCGCGCTGTTCCTCCACCGCTTCCGGTTCCGGCGGTCGATTCTCGTCGCGAGTTTCTTCCTTGAAACCTTCCGATATGATGCGTTTGGCCTCTTTATTGGTCAGCCCGACGTCGCGCAAGGCTTTTTCCACTGTTCTCTTGTTGATCTTGGTATTTCTCGCCTGGATTTGATCCGGTACCCGGCCGAATACCGAAAGATCATAACTGCCCTCGACCGGCTCGCCGTCATAAATGCGATCGGCAAGATTGTTATCGAGCGCTTCCTGGGCCGTAAACCACGTTTCTTCGGCCATCCAGTTTAAAACCGTTTTCAGATCATCACCGCTTCGCTTCGCATAATCCGATGCTATGGCCTCGTTTATTTTTTCGTGCAGGCTCATTTCCTTACCGACATCCTCATAAAGCTTGGCCAGGTCGGAAAGGTTGAAATACCCGAAAATATCCATGAAGCTCATCGCATTGTGGATCATCAGGAAGCCGCCATCGACAATCTCGATTTCATCGGCACCCATAATAAAAAAGCTGGCCGCGGATGCCGCCAGGCCGTCAACGTGAGCGATCACCTTGGCTTTGCTCTGCATTATGGCGGTTTTCATCGCCCGGGCCGCGAAAACATCGCCGCCGCTCGAATCTACCCGAACATGAATCGTATCGGAATTCAGCGCATTGAACTGATTGACCCATTCTAAGGGATCAACGCCGAACCATCCGCCGATATCGCCATAAAGATAAATGGTCGATTCCGTTTCCTTGTTTTGAATATCATGCTTGTTCGCCCTTTGCCGTATCGATGTCTTTCGGGAAATCAACATTTTATTCCCCCTGTTTTAATTTTAATTCGATTAAATTTTGAGCATTAGGTGTAACCCCGGCTTGTTTCTTGGTGATCTGATCCCATTTCGAGATCGGTGCGAGATTAATCTCTGTCCATAGATCGTCGGCGAGCTCATCCTCGCGAGGATTGAGATTTTCTTTTTCGCGAACCTCATTTATCGACATGAATCCATTTCGCTTCATCAGCGCATAATATTGAGCCCGGCTTTTGGCATCGGCCCGGAGTAGGCCCTCGACGATATGGTTGAAATAAAGCTTATCCTTCAGGCGCTGTCCGTCAGTCAAAAGCTGTGTATTATATTCCTGCTCGAAATCAATCAGCCATGGCAGGATTGAATCGGTTACGAAGCTTATTTGTTCCTGCTCGATATTGTTAAAAGAGGACTTCGAAAGATCCTTCAGTTTATGAGGTGGAAGATTAAACCACCTGGCGATATCGGTAATTTGAAATTGTCGGCTTTGTAAGAATTGAGAATCTTCGGGCTTGACGCCGATTTCCTCGAAATCCATTCCATCCTCAAGCAACATCAGCCGGTGTGTATTGCCGAGCCCGGCATAAGCCTCGCTGAGAGCTTCGCGCATTTCCTTAATGTTTTCGACTGTTCCATCATGCTTTATGATAGCCCCTGGATTGATACCATTCGCGAAAAATTTCGATCCGTAGGTTTCCATAGCCATGCCCAGGCCGAGGTTTTTCCTTGCCATCGCCACAACACTATACCCCTGGAAACCATCGAACCCTAAGCCGTGAAGATGCAGGATATTACGCCTCGGCAAATATTTCGGGCCGTCTTTTGTTCGAATCGTATAAACGAGATCGTTCTCAATGAGATCGATTTTAGTTACCCGATCCGGCGCAATTGGCCATAATTCTATCAGCTCGCCGAGTCCGTTCACTACTTTTTCGGCATAGCCGTTGCCCCATGTCAGTACATGCGCGGTTATTACCTGGCGGCCGACCTTAGCCGTCATATAGGGATTCCATCGGGTATGCATCACATCATATGCCGTCGATTCAGTATAGATATCAGCGCCGCGGCTTTTTCTCTGCATAAGGTTGCAAGGCAGGCTCGCAATAGTGCCGGAAATAAGATTGACCGCGTTCCAGAAAGCAGAATAGGTGAGAGCGGTTTCCTCAGTTACGATTTCACCGCTTATTGATTGCGATCCGTATTGCCGGATATTCCATAAAAGCGGATTCCATGCTTTCGGATCACTTACGGAAAGATTGAAAAATTTTCGGATGCGCTGTATCAGCTTCACATAATTTATCTCGTATATGATTCAGATTGATGACCCGATCAAGTTCGAGATAAATTTTTTTATAGTTTCGGCTGATTGTAAAGCAAAAAGTGGGGTTTTATGCCATAATTAGTTCAAAATATGCTAAAACTTGGCAAAATTTAATAACTTTAGGCCGATTTTCTAAAGCGGCATGATAAAATCGACTCCCTGGATACCCTCATTCCGCCGACTATTTTCTCGCCTCTTAAATGGCCATGTTGAATCCAAACCCTGATACACGATACCGAGCACCCGAAATAATCGGCCACTTCGTCGAGCCTGAAAAGCGATTTTTGAGGCAATCTCGGATCATCTTTGACATTTTCAGTGCTAAAATCGTTGATTTTTACGTGATTTTTCGGTTTCGGGCCTCGTTTTTTTTGTTCTTTAGCCTGTTTTTCCATTCGGATCCCCTTATTTTACATTTTTAATCGTTCAAGTATTTCCTTTTTGGTTTTACCCTCATAAGCTGATTTTTTCGGCCTCGACTTCATGAGCCGCCCGAGGGCATAGATCGTTGACATCACGCCGTCTATCTTCGCCTGGCTCGCGGCTTTGTCAATCTTACAATTTCCATCCGAATCCGGCTTTGATAGAGCGCATGAATCGACCATGAATCGCAAAATAGGATTACTGCCATGGTGGATCTTCTTGCTCAATAGCCGCCGCTCGAATTCCTGAAGCACCGGCCACACATCCGGCTTGTGATTCGTACATGCTATCACCCGAGGATTTTTATCGGTATGCCCGAGTTCTTCCATCAAATCCATGGCGAACTGGAAACCCTGATGCCCCCGGTCGATTCCTATTAGGCCGATATCGAATATTTTCGAATCTTCGACGATCTGTTTCCTGATCAGATGATAGTCGATCGCATCGCCGCCGGTTTCCTGAATCCATCCGGCTTCGGCCCAGGCGATATACTGATCTCGGTATTTGTTCTTTTTATCATGGATCTTTTTTTCACAGCACCACGTTCTAAGGATTAAATCAACGGTTTCCCGATCGTTGTCATGCGGGAAAAGATAGGCGCAACAAGTCAGATCTTCCACCGATGCCAGGTCAGCGCCTGCGGTACACCAGCGGCCGCGGTATTGTTCAAGCGTTTTTTGCCAATCGACTGTATGGATCATATTTTAATTTCCAAATTGAATTCGATTCCGGCGGAAGCTTCTTGGCCGCCGCTTCCAGCCGATGTTCTATTAGATTCATTCATATTGATAAATCTCCCTTGAATAGTTAGAGTCCCAAATTTCAAGCGTAAGCCATCTGGTTGCCTGTTGCGTCCATACGTTCATTCTTTTAGTCAGGAAATTATTTTGCGCCGCCGGAACCTCCATGGCATACTTGCATTTTTTCCTGACATCCTCGATTTTCGTCATATATCCTGCTATCGGATTGCCTTTTTCGTCGATTCCGTATCGCTTGCCTGACAGAGTGATACCGCAAAGGCCCGGCATCGGCTTAATCCAGTTTTCCTCGTCAGTCCAATCATCTTCCGGCGGGCCTTCAATACCGTTACGAATCTCATCAGCCGATTTAAGTTCCGGCCAATCCTTTTTTGTGTCGAGCGTATAGATCAGCCCGAAAAAAGAATCATCCTGCACCAGGCCCTTAAGCACCTTTGTTAAATATTCCCGGCGCTGGTAACAAACGCCTGTCTGGTCGAACCCGGCCGTCGTGATGATCAAAATCAACGGCTGGGATCTCGCCCCGGTCGAATCATCGATCAGGTCATGAACATCCGGCGTCGGATGCGCATGAAGCTCGTCAAGCGATGCAAAATGAGTATCGAGCCCATCGAGCGACCTGGCCTCGGATGCCAGTGGCTCGCATTTCGACCATGTCGCTTCAATGCTCAGGTTGTTTTTCAGGTATGATATCATCGGCGCGAATATCGACGGCCTAGTAAGATTCTGAATATTAATCCATACCAGCTTGGCCTGATCCCTCGTAACCGCACCGGTATAGCATTCGGCCCCATCCTCTCCGTCGGCTATAAAAAAATATGCGCCAACACCGCCCGCAAAGGTTGTTTTAGCGCCCTTCCTGGCCATTTCGAGATATGCGGTTTTAAATCGCCTGAACCCGGTCGAAACCCATTTCCAGCCCATAATATTCGAAACCGCGAATTGATAATGCGGCGCGAGCACGAAGGGCAATCCCTTGTATTCCCGGCCCTTCCACAATCTCAGATGGCCGAAAAACTCAAGCGCATGATCCGCGGCTTCCCAATCCATGAATAATCCGCGCTCCTGGCCATGTTCAAGATCGTCGATAAACCGCTGGCAGGCAAGCTTAATCCATCTACATGCGATCAGGTCGCCGGATAAGACCGCCTCGGCATACTCGACTGAGGGATGGTTTTTAATCTTTCCCATTTTTCCTATCCGCTAAAATGCCGGTTAATGCTCCAATATCCGAACTTGATACGCTACCGAAAAGCATTTCGGCCACATAGCCGGGCATATGATCACAATGCTCTATATATCCATCTATCCAATCTAAACAACATTATGGGTTATTGGGCAGGATCTCCCTGCATTCCTGTTTTGTGCAAATCCTGACGATCTGATTTACATAGAGCTTCTTGCCGGTCGGATTCTCTGGATGGATGGCCGATACTTCCCGAACCTGTACGCAATCCTGAAAGACCGTTCCGCCGCATTTGGAGCACTGAATTAGCGGAAGATCATTCACGTTATTGATCGTTACTTGCCGCTGGCCGCCGCGGTTCATTCCGTTTCCGTTTGCTGGTCTTTTGTTCATTTTATATCCTTTCTTTTTTCTGATTTTTCTTGCGAAGCTCATTATGAAACCTCCATATCTATAACCATCTGATTCTTATTATTTCATTGATCGAAAGCGAGCTTAGAAAAACCTTCCATTTCATCCTGCAGGAAGTATATTGCCAGGTTCCGTGGCGCATATCGACCCCGCAAAGGTAAACCAGGCCGGATACATTCTTGATTGCGTAATAGGTTGCAAGCTGGCCCGAGTCGAATATTTTCTTTTTAGATCGATTCAGGATGATAATATCTCCGGTTGTCTGGCCATGGCCATCGGTCGAGATCGTTTTAATTTTATGCCTGGCGGCGAATTCGACATTCTGTCGCACCCTTGCGCCGATCGGGCCGTCGATGCGATCGATAAAGGCGATATAATCGGGTTTTACGAAATGGCTCATTGACCAATGATTTGCCGATACAATAATAAAATTATCTATTTGTGAACATGCGAATTTATAATGATCGTAGCGATTCCGGCCGCCGCCAAATATTATTGCATCCATAATTTATCTCTCTGGAATTGACCCTTCCGTATATGGTTTTAAAGCCGCCAACGCCGCACGAGCGATAGCCAAGTCGAGCTGTTTCAATATCTCGTTTTTGCCCCATCCTGTTTTTTGAGATATTGACTCTTCGAAGTTCTTTCTGATTTCTAAAACTAATTCATCTACTGTCATTTTAGTCACCATAACGGTTTAATTAGCAAGCCCAGGGCGAAACAAGCTTTCAAATTACCAAGGCCGCGCCGCCCTGAGGCTCTGCTGTATTTAAGTGTTATACGCCAATAGTTTTAAAGCGCACGTGGATTACATTGCTCTCGGTCTTGATTATGTCTCCACGATTCATCCCACTATCTTTGGCCCAATCTACGCCAACCCAAATAGGATTGTTCATATGGACATGCTTGAATATCTCATAAAAGATACTTGATCTGTTGGACGGTGTTGAGCAAAAATATCTTTTCTCTTTCATGGTCTACCTCGCATGATTTTAGCCTTCCCGCTATTCTTTTCCATAAAAACTTCGAGCGGATTCTTTTTATTATCTGATAGCGGAGTCGCTTTCATCACAATCGATTCAAGTTGCTTTTCCAGCTTTAGCATTATATCGGAATTCTCCTTTGCCGCTTTTAGGGCTTGGTTTTGTTTAAAAATAAAAATTTTATCGTCAATGCCTTGTTCCGGGCTGTTCTGATCCATGATTTTGCACGCATTGCTATACACTTGGTAATGACGGCAATATCGATCGAATATCGGGCGAACCAAGGCGATTGGAACACCCGAATTTATTAGATATCTGGCCATTTCACTGCAATGGCGCTTTACCGTTTGGTTGAGCCCTCGAGGAAGGCCGAGCTTACCGGTAGATGCCGGAAGTGTACGCTTTGAACCGGAGCGCTTTCCCGGGTTGCCGTGAAGCTTATCGAGTGCGGCTGATTTTTGTGGTCGGCCCTGAGCCATAATGCCACCTCCATCGTTAAGGATCGGTTTTAATCTGTCCCGAGTAAATAAATATCCTCGAGTAAGCCCGAGATATCATCCATGTCGGTATCGCTGATTTCCCCATTATCGACGCATCGCGATATGATATCGAAGATTCCTTCGGAATAAAACCTGAACAATTGTTTCACCGGAAAGCTGTGGATGCCGGGATCAAGTACAAAATACTTACTGCCGAGCGTTCCTAGTAACGATTCAAATACGCTGTATCGACGCCATGGATATTCATCATCTGGCACATAGCCAACGAATATCAAATCGGTTCCGATCGTTTTTAAATAAACGTAGTCCAGATCCTTGCCGGGCTGGATGATCACGCTTGCGCCGAATTCGGCTTGAAGCGGCGGAGCGATAACGAAGTCGCCATCGTAAGGGGTCAGGCATCCGAAATTAACGACGATCGCCTGGGCCGATGTTGCGAAAACGAATAGAAGGATTAAGGTTATAAATAGTTTTTTCATTTTTTTACCTCCACTTGGTTTATTATACCATCTTTTGTGGGGTTTATCGGGGCAGTGGCGCCTTTTCTCTGAGCCGATAATGGCCTGCTCTACAGTCAGGCCCCCCCACAAAAGATAGTATAATAAATAATAAAAAGTTGTAATTTTGCGCAAATATGCATCCGGGGAGCGGCTCGGTTTCCGTCCTGATCGCGTTTAAGATTCAATAGCCCCTACCCTTCGTCATTTCTTTTTGTTCACAAATAAAATACTCCACATCGTTCATCCCTTGCTCAATAGCGTCGAGTCTGTCGGTAATTCCCTTAAATAGCTCAAGATATCGCTTCAATATTTCATAAACCTTTGCCGCATCGTTAGCGATAATATCGAAGTTTTTGTCAATCTTATCAAAAGCCTCGTTTAGTTCCGCAAATAATTTAATTTCATCCATCTTTACATTTCCCCGAAAAGGTGTTACTTCCTGTTACGTTCTCGCTTCGACTTCTCATCATGACAAATCCCGCACAAATATTGAACATTCGATTCGTTATCCTCGCCATCCTCGCTAATCGGTATTATATGATCTCTAAACATCGACGGCCTTATATTACATATCTGGCAAAGCGGGTGCTTTCTAAGCCCTCGCTTCCGTATCCTTTGGAGCTTCCTGCCGGTAATTACCCGCTTTTCTCGATGCCGGTTGTTTTCCCATGGTTTTCGCTCCGGTCGGTGCCTTGCGTCATATGCGCCTTCGCTTATCGGCTTAGTCGGCATCCTTAATCAATTCCCTCCAATATTCGCCTGTCTTATCTTCTTCGGGTAGCTTTCCAATCGCTATACATTCAAAATATTTATTAGTTACCGCATCATAAATTATTTGCCCTACCGCATAACCAAGGCCCCCATTGCCGCCAGGCTCTATTTCATTGTGATTATAGTTATAGTTATGATAATCTTCGATTGTTCCCATAAATCACCAGCACGCCATCTTTTCAGACCATTGTGGCAACTTAAGGTAGTCGGTCGTCACCTTGATCGCGTGATCGCATCCGTAGCAGATAACGGACAAATAACCTAACCTATTCAGCGCCTCTCGGTAATGTTCCTGATCATCGCTTACCTTCGCTTTCGGATCCTTACTCTTAAACTCGATATATAATCCATGATACGGATATCTCGGGATCGGAAAGGTTACATCGGGAACGCCCTTTTTCATGCCTTCAGCTTTAAAGCGCTGGCCGATAATCTTTCGACTTCTCGGATCGGCTCTGAAGCGCCGCTCGTTTGGTACCGACCATGGCAATAATAAATCGCTATTATCAGGGAAGCTCGCCTGAAGGTTAAGCCACCTAAAGTATGCCGCCTGCTCGTCGTGCTCGCTTGGATAGAGGCCCATCTATCTAATCCTCATTATTTTAACATCGCCCTTTAGTATTTTGCTCACCCTGCCAAAATGGTCGATTACCCGCTCGCCCTTTAACCGTTTGTTTCCTGGCGTTTCGAATACAATACATTCGCCTGTTCCCTCATCGGCGGTATGACAATCTAAAACCGGCCGACCATCGAGATAAGCCTCATAGAATCCGCATGCCTCGGGCGCATAACCTGGATCCGACTTGATACATGAAAGCCTTAAACCCTTCTTTTTAGGCTCTTGATCGGTTTCCGATGGCTTGATTTTATTTCCGATCTTTAAGGCGATAGGAATAGCGATCAATGATTTTAGAAAATTTCGTCGTTTCATAATATGCCCCTATTAAAACATTTTAAGCTGGTTCTTGCTTTGCCTGTCATGGTTTCCTAATAATAACCATTTTTTAGCCGATTTAGATACCCATAAGTTTAATAAATCATGCCAATAAGAATCATTGCCTATACAAATATCACCAAGATGAATAAATATATCTCCTGG